TCTTTTGTTAATGTGCCTTTACTTTTTTCTATAGTGTTATAATATTTATCAAGAGCAATAGAATCATACCAACCTACATACTGACCCCATCCTTTCATTTGTTCTTCTAACCATCTTTGTTTATGTACTTCTTGTTTCTTCATATCAAGTTGTACAGGTTCTGGTTTTGGTGGCTGGTCTATGCGTAATTCTCTTGTAGGATTTTTAAAAAATGGTAATTGAAAACCATCTTGAATTGATTGACGAATTTTTGGAAATTTATATAAATCAACTTCTCCAGTTTCCATTGCTTTATTATATTCTTCTTCTGTAATTTTCTTTTCATCTAACATTCTTTGTAAAACAGTTGAAGGTGCTTGTTCAGTAAAATTTAAATATTGTCTATAGATTTGTGATTTACTTTCATTCCACCCACCAAGAAAATCTAAGTCCTCATACATAGGTGCAGTTTCTATGAAATAATCCATAACGGCTTGTTGTTCTTCACGAGGTTTGCTTGAGTCAATAAAAACTAAACCAATACCATCTACCCATTGATTCATATTTTATACCCTATAAAATTGTTCTAAATCTTCTGCCCAATTAAAATCAGAATTAGGTACTTCTGTCATTGCTCCAGACATTGCATCTAATACTGGTGCTTGAGAAACTGCAGAAATGTCATCTGCATTGTCAACTTTTTGTAATCTACTTCTTTTTGCATTAGACAAAACAAATACTTGGTCTCTTAAATAATTACCAGCATCATTGCCACCTTTTTGACCAACATGGATTTCAAAATTTTGAATTTGTTGTTCTGGACTTTGTAGTAATTTGTTTAAAGAATTTATATTAGGACTTGTTGCTTGATAATTAATAGTATAATTTTGAATTTCACCATCTAATTCATTATATGCTGCTTCATAATCTGCATCATATTGTCTTTTCCATGCATCATATTCAGAAGTATTTTGCATATTGCCACCATAGAATGGGTCGCCAACTTTACCATATCTTGTACTAGTAGAGTCATTCCATTTTTGTTGCATATACCCGTGAACCATATCTTTAGTAAGAACCTTATTAGATATAGATGTATTAAGTCTAGTAAATGCTGAGTCGGGTGGAGTATTGGCTCTTAATGAATTTGCTGCTGCTGTACTATTTGCTGCTAACAATTCCCTTGCTGCTTGTTGCACTGCAAATCCCATATCTGCTAAACCATTTGCCATTAAATCATTTGCTAATGCATTTAATTCTTCTACTGTATCTGGACTAGGATGTTTTTTCATAAGTTCATCTATTAAATCTTGTTTTTTCATTTCTGGGCTAAATTTATCTGATAAAGCTGCTTCAAATGGACTACCCATCATGCCATCTTGGTATGCTGCCATTTGTCCAACACCATAACTATCTAATTGACCAACTTTGTATGCTTCACTAAATAGTGTTGCATCTAAAGTAGATTGTACATCAAATTTATTGCTAAACATTCCTGCCATTTTTAACTCCTATCCTATAAGTCCACCAAGAAAACCACCCTCACCTAATAGTGAATCCCAAATGCCTTTTTTGCGTTTTTGATTACCTGCATGTTCAGCAGAAGCTACTCCAAATATATTTCTTGAAGCACCACTAACTCCTCCTACATTTTCAATTGGTATTGCAGAACCTTGATTTGTACCTGCTGTTATATATGGTATTTGAGCACCACCCATAGCCATAGCTGTCGATAAATCTCCAGAACCTCTGGCTCTTTCCATGTCTAGTAGACCTTGACTTTGCATTAATGCGTCATTAAAGTCCATAGCATTAGACCTAGCTATTGATTCTTCTACTCCAGAGTATTGTGCTGAACCACCTGTAGAACCTAACATTCCTTTTGCAGCAAGCATTGACATTGTGTCATCTCTTAAAGCATCTTGTTCTGGTCTTTTAAGTTCCATGTTTGCATCATATAAATACTGTTGCATCTCATATGGGTTACTGCCCATTTGGTCTACTCTATCTTGTGATGCTCCAGAACGAGCAAGTAATCTATCATATTGTGCTTGTAACTCTGGCGACAACCTCTCAGTTATCATCTTGTTTTCGTAGTCTATATCAGTAGTACCTAGCGTATTATCACTTGAATACCCTGCTCCCATTTCAGCAGCTTTGTCCATTAAAGCAATTTGTCTATCAAATTCTTCTTGTGCTAAACGACCCATATCGCCACCACCACCACCACCACCAAAAGGAATATTCATCGAACCAGTTTTAGTTTGTCCACCTGTATTTAACGGGCTATTCATAATGCCACCTTTTGCCCATCTAGTAGGAACAAAACCTTTTTCTTTTGGCATGGTTCTTTTTATTGTACCTTGTTCGTAAGCCATTTCTATCTCCTATTAAGCTGTGCGTTTCCACATGTAAACTGTTACAGATGGTTGTAAATTATTGTGAGCACTTCCGCCACCAGTTGAACCAGTAAGTAAATCATTCATAGTAGTTCGTCCACTTCCCAAACCAGTTGTGTCATTATTTGCTGTGTTCTGCTTGCCTACACTATGACTATGTGAAGGCATTTCAGCAATAGTAAGTGTATGTGTTTCAGCACCAAGATTTTCATTAAGTGTATCAAATGTACCACTAGCTGCTTTACCTACTAAAACTCGACCAGCAGCGTAAGCTACCCAAGTACCAACACCCAATAATGAATTAGGATTTGTAGCAACTGCCATATTAGTGTATATAGAGCCTACTGGATAAACTAAATTGTTTATAAATGCTGCTGATATTGCTGCGGTTGCTGCTGTAACAAAAGCTGTACTAGCTGCTTGTGTTGTATTTGTACCAGCAGAAGCGGTGGGTATAGTAGGTATTCCAGTTACAGTAAGTGTTTCACCTACTGTAAGTGTGCCTGCTACTGTAGCATCATCTATTGCAAAACTTTCACTAGCATCACCATTTAGGTCTGCTTTAGAATTAACTGCTGTTCGTACTGTTGTAAATTCAGAATTAAAGTCCGAGCCAGATATAACTTTCGCAGCATCACTATCCGAAAGTCCATCCTTGCCAGACCAATTAACTGCTAAAGTATAATTACTCATCGTATTTTCCCCTGTAAAGATATTATTGATAAATCTTGAATTGCAGTATCAAATCCATTTGATACAATATTTATATTTAATTTTAAATTTTTAGCACTACCTGTTAAATTTGTTTTATATTCTGCTAATCCAAATATTGGTGTGTATTTAACATCTCCCCATAAAGATGTACTAGCACCATATAAAGCTGTTGTTCCACTTGTAACAGGAGCTAAAGCAATTTGAGTTGTAGAAGATGAACTAATACTAAAATCTTTAAACCACCTTAATCCCAATACTGCACCAGAACCACCTTCTAATACTAATATTAATTTTTTTAATATAGAAGCTGCCATGCTTTCGCCCATTGAAATCCAAGTGCTAGATACATCAGCAGCATAAGCGTGATTAGATAAACTAACTGCATTAGACACCCAAGCCAAATCCGTATCAAAATATCCTTCATATCCTGCAATACTCCCATCTTTCTGTCCGACTAAAAGTCCATCATATAACTCTGTATCAATCATACTAGCTGGCTCTCTATCACCATCAAAAGTCCAAGTAGTTATTCTAGGTGTTCCTTCTGGTGTTGCTGCTTTAAAATCAAAAACATATTGTATATTTTTTTCAACAAATGACATAATATATATGCCTTCTGTTTGTATATAAACAGATTTAACTTTTGTACTTTGTCCAATATTTCTAATTAATGTATCTTTAATTTGTCTAGATAAATCTTGTAAAGGTAATTTATCTCTTTCAGTTGTTCTAGCCAATGACCTTAATCCTGTACTAGATAGAAAAACTAAATCATCACCAATAGCTTGTATTGAATCTCTGCTTACTAAACCAATTCCTTGTATAACTTCATTTAATGCAAGTGTTCCACCAGAATGGGGGTTGTCATAAATAGCAATATTATTTTTACCAAAAATAATTAATTGTCCATAAAATGCAGCAATACCTACTATGTCATCTGTTCCCCATACAGTTTTTAAATCTATAAATCCAGAACCTGTGCCTGTCCAATCATCGCCATCAAGTAAAACTGAATAAAAAACTACATCTGGGGCTTCTGTAACTCCTCCTACCCAAACTTTTCCGTATGCACCTAACCCACAACTAGGGTCAAATAGCGTACTTATAGATGCTGGGTCTGTTGCATGTGCTGCCCATTTAGAACCTGCACTTGCTGCTCCATCATATCTTTGTGGTAATACACCTGTATGTAAACAATGTAGTCTGTTATTAAAATTTATAAATTGCCAATCGCCTGTGCTATTAGCAACGGTACGCTTAACATCAGCACCGCTACTAGGAAAAGCAGCATTAGGAGATGTAAAGTCAACTGTGTAAATAGAAGTACCGTAACTAGCAAATATTTTATTAGTACCAGAATCATTATGCTCCACCATAGAACCAATAGGTGTTCCTGTAGGAACTACTTTTTGTTTTAAACCTTTTCTAAAAGATATTCTGCCCGATTCTCTTAACACTATATTTTCAGCATTAGTAAGATAAGAGGGGTCTAATGTATTAGGATTACTTTGCGTATTTAATCCATGAACACCAAAATTAGGTAAGGGTTGATATGATAAAGGCTTACTCATTAGTTAACATACCAATCTGTTTCATATTGTGTGTTACCACTATCTAATATAATTGCTTGTTTAACTGCTTCATTAGCTTCTTGTGCAGCTAAACTAGATTGCGTTCCACCATCTTCACCTCTTTCAGCTATTGCTCTAGCCCATGCACCCAATATAACTGGTTGAGCAGGAATTTTTAATACACTAGAAGCAGTTGCTAAATTATCTTGGTACTTACAAATATCAAAAGAAAGAGTTTGCACTTCACTAGGAACTGGTGATAAATCTATTTTTAAATTATTAGAAGAATCACTACCATTAAATCCGTAGTATAAAGGCTGACCAGTGTCGTCTGTAGGATACTTTACTGTGTTAATGTACACTTTACTTACTTGATGTAAATGATGCCCTGTAGTGTTATTCATTGCGTCTATAATTTTAAACTCTTGACCCGAATTTAAATTGTAATTTTTTGTACCAACAACAGTATTAAAAGTTATTGATTCTCTTAGATTTAACCAATCATGTCTTTCTTCAACACCTCGTTTAGAGTCATTAACTAAAGACCCAATTACTTTATGATATGCTGCTACTGTACCAGAATCATTTATATTGCCAGACCAATCAGCAGATATAGTATCTTCTCTTAGTCTTATTAATACTTGATTAATTAACTCTCTATATGTCATAAGCTATCCCTTAATTATTTTGCCCCAAACTGAGCCTTTTCCTTTTACAATATCTACAACTTCTACTTGAAAATTTCCATTATCAAAAAAAGTTATAACTCCAAAAGCATGATTCCAGTTATGTAGTCTGCCTTTGAGCCATGTGTTATTTTCTGCTGACATGTCTTTTAAACAACCCATCGCCCACGAACTAATGTTTCCATCTAACAATCTTGTGGCTGAATGTCGAGCCACATCGTGAACATGTCCGTACATTATGTTTGTTCCGTAAGCATCTAAATGTTTTTTAGCATGATTAACACCACAGTAAGCACCATGTATAAAAGATAATTTACCGATGGTTAGAACCTCATTATACTTACGGTATTCATAACCTCTTTCATCCCACTTACACGCATTTTTAAATGTGTACTGGTCTAAATAAGGATTCTCTTCTACAAATGCATCAAGCCATTCATCGTGATTACCAGCTAATATGTGTCTTTCTTTACATTTAACTTTATCTAAAGCCTTATCAAACCTATCTATCTGTTTGTTAACTGCTTTAATTTCTGCATCTATTTCTGGAAGTTGGTACTCTAATGGTGGTCGTTTTCGTCTTTTATATCTATGACCAGACACAGAACTCCATTCTCCAACATCTCCCAGATTAATAAATATGTCTGGTTTAATAAAATCTATTGCCTCTAATACAACTTTGACTGCCTTTTCATCATGTA